TGATGCCATCACCATAGCGAACGCCCTTATGCTCAGACAACTCCACTTCCTTCCTGGTTCATCCGTAACTCTCGGTGCGGATATGAGCGACTTTGAGTTACTTGGAAAGTTATGGACTTTGGTTCTTAACGGGCAGAACATCAACAACACCTTGATTTCCGGGGCTAGCATCACAGGCGTAGGCGTTAGCACAGGGACTCCATGCGTCATATCTGATAGCGCAGTGGGCAACGTAACTCTCGATCAATGTACTTTGATGAACTGCGGGTTGACCGGCACGATTACGAGTGGGAGCGCATCGGACTATTTCTTGCAACAATGTTTCAGTGAGATAGCTGGAACCGGAACACCATCATTTGACTTTGGCGCAGGGTTAGCCACCACTAATCTGAACTTGCGTCATTACTCTGGCGGAATTGAGATTCAGAACATGGGGCAGGTCGCAACCGATAATATGAGCCTAGAAGGGGACGGCCAGCTTGTCATCAACGCAAATTGTGCAGGCGGGACTGTTGCGATCCGTGGAAATTTCACTGTCACCGACAACGCTGCTGGAGCCGTCACACTTTCAGATGATGCTCGATTCGATGTCAACCAACCCTTGACAGTAGGAACGGTGGATACCGCAGCGATTTCCAGCACTTCATTTGCAGCGGGAGCAGTAGATTCGGCGGCATTAGCTCAAGATGCAGCCCAAGAGGTTGCAGATGAGTTCCTGAATAGGGATATTGCCGGTGGTGGTTCTGGGGGAGCGCGTATTGTCCGCGATGTATTCAGAATCATTCGGAACAAGAAAACCATAGCAGCGGGGACTCTGACTTATCATGAGGAAGATGATTCGACAGTTCTCACGACTGCGGCAATTACAACGGCACCTGGCGATCCAATCACAGAGGTAGACCCGTCATGAGAGATCGAATCAGAGAAAGAATCAGGAAGATTTGCAAGTGGATATTGCTGGTACTTGGATACCGCATTATCGTTATTCCAGAGGATTTCGATATTGTTCTCCCTGCGGTTAAGCTCATCGTTGAGCGGGTGGAGGAACTGAGCAAGGGCAAAGCTGTCAATGACGAATGGAAGCGGCACCAGGCATATGCCAAAGCAATCAAAACATTCCCTCAGATTGACAAGCGGGTATTGGGAACAGCCATTGATATAGTGGGCTGGCAGAAAATATGATTGATGGACTCATTCTCGGATTCAGTTACACCGATCCATCGGCTAGAACGGGTGCGACCAAACAACAGCTACTTAGCATTTCGTTGAGGATCGGTTTAGGAGTGTTCGGTATCATCTTGTTTACAGGAATCAGCGCATGGTAATCCCATCAGATGAATCTCAGGTTTCTTATGGTCGAACCCCGCCCGCCCGTAATGCGTTCGCTATCACACCGAACGATACAAACTTGCTTGCAAATCTTACCAGGGGGATCTATGTAGGTGGAGATGGTAACATTGTTCTATTCATGGCCGATGATGAGTCGAGCGTAACTTTTGTTGGAGTCTTAGCTGGAACTCTGCTACCTTTACGGGTAGCAAGAGTATTGTCCACAGGAACCACAGCGACTAATCTTGTGGGGGTGTACTAATGACAGCGCAAAACTTAATTGCCAGTGCCCTCCGGTTGATAGGTGCGCTTGCTAGTGGTGAAGCAGCTACAGGTGCAGAAGCTAATGATGGCCTAGCCATTCTCAACGATATGCTGGATGAATGGAACTCAGAGAGGCTTTCTGTGTTCACAGTCGAACGGAATGGTGGTTCGACTGATGCCCTTAGGCCCGGAGGCAAGCTGTTCCCATTAGTCCCTAGTCAGCAAACCTATACCATAGGCGAAGATGGAACCCCAGATTTCGACGTAGTACGGCCAGCGAAGATAGTTAAGGTCAGCCTTGAATATCTAGGAAATCCCAACACCCCCATTGAACTTCCCATGAAATATGTGGATGAGACAGTTTGGAGGCAGATTCCAGTCAAGTCAACGCAGGCAAACATCCCTCATGTAATGTGGGACGATCACGGTTTCCCGAATAGGACTCTGAGTGTATACACGGTTCCGAGCGAGGTTCACAATCTCATTCTCTACATGTGGGTTCCTCTGACATCATTCGCCGCTCTTGCAAACGATAATAGCTACCCGCCAGGATACATAAAGGCTCTGCGATATAACTTAGCAGTAGACTTGGCCCCTGAATGGCAGCTTAATGTTCCGCGTGATGTGATGCGCCAAGCAATTTCGAGCAAGGCGAAGATTCGGGCTATGAACACTCCAACCCCTATTTTGCGAACCGATCCTGCAATACCAAGAAGGTCGGGACACTACAATTACTACACTGATGAGGTTCAGTAAGAGATGAAGCATCCTCTAGCAATGGGCGGGACGTATCAATCACAGTCGCCTCTTGCCTCGGCTGACTGGACTCTGAATTGGTACACAGAGTTCATGGAGAGCCAAGCCGGAAAATCGAAACTGGTTCTTTATCCTACCCCCGGACTGTCGGTATTCTCTACGCTGAAAGCAGGGTCAGCAAGGGGAGTGCGCGGATCCCATGAGATCAACGGACGGGTGTTCTTTGTCCATGAAGATACCTTGTGGGAAGTTGATTCAGCGGGTGCGGCTACTGACAGAGGAACAGTCACAGAAGATACCTTGCCTGTTTCTATGGCATCCAGCCCGCAGCAATTATTGATTGCTAGTGGTGGTACAGCTTTCGTTCTGACCCTAGCAACAAACGTACTCACTACAATTGCTGCAGCAACACTCGACAACGTAAAGCAGGTGGCATACATCGACGGATTCTTTCTCGCGCTTATCAAGGATTCTCAGACTTTCCGTATCTCAACAGTGACGGATGCTACAAGTTGGCCGGGCCTGCAAATCATCACCGTTTCAGTCTTTGAGGATAATGTTGTCTCAATGATCGCCAGCCATCGTGAATTGTGGGTGATGGGTGGAAGGAACTCAGTAAATTACTTTGATGCAGGGACAGCACAGATATTCGAGGTTACACCAGGAAGTATTATGGAGACAGGATCTGGTGCAGCTTTTTCTCCCACCCTTGTAGACAATACTTTCATGTGGCTTGGCTCTGATGATAGGGGGGCAGCGATTGTCTACAGGCTCAACGGGTACACCGGGATCAGAGTAAGTAATCACGCAATCGAGTTTGCTATGCAGGGGTACTCAACTATTAGCGATGCGGTTTCCTACAGCTATCAAGATCAAGGCCACAATTTCTATGTCCTCTGGTTTCCTACAGGAAATGCTACATGGGTCTACGATGTAGCAACTGGACTGTGGCATGAAAGGGCATTTCTCAGGGGAGGAGTGTTTGAGGCCCATCTTGGTAGGGTTCACGCCTTTGCATTCAACAAGCATCTTGTAGGGGATAGAACTAGCGGAGTCATCTATCAGATGTCGATAGACAATCTTGATGATGCCGGTTCAGCGATAAAGAGGATTCGCCGTTTCCCTCATATCTCAAATGAGAGCAAATTCCAAAGTCACTACAAATTACAGATTGATGTAGAGACTGGTTTAGGGCCAAGCCCACCCTTACTCGACGGGGACGGAAATGCGCGAGATCCGCAAATGATGATGCGTTGGAGCGATGATGGCGGTCATAGATGGTCTAATGAACACATCCGAGATGCAGGCCAGATAGGAGAGTTCCGCCAGAGAGTTATTTGGAGGCGGTTGGGCCGTACAAGAGATCGAGTCTATGAATTGAGTGTCAGTGATGCAATCCCGTGGAGAATCATTGACGCATACTTAGAAGCACAACCAGGGACGGGGGCTTAACAGTGGTCAACGTAAGACCCAATCTGATTTTTGTCAACGCACCTTTCATAGACCTGAAAACGGGCGCATGGACACCGGAAGGTGCGCGATTCATGCAGGACTTGATTGAGCGAATTGACCCGACGCTAAAGACACCAGGGGAATTTATTGCCGATGCCCCGATTGAAGATCGAACGGAGGGTATAGGAACCACAACTCAAAATCTTGACGTTCTTGGACAGGCGAATGAGGGGTTTGTAGTCACGCGCACGGGCGATCCGGGGAAATTGGTTCAAG